CGACTGCTTGCTCATCGTTCACATCTGATGCGTCAACCGACCAGTCAACGGTTCGCATCAGCATTTCGATGGCGTGGAGGATCGCTCCGACTACTGGGTCGTTGTCTGCCATCTCGCGATAGTTGGCGACGCCGCGTCGGCCTTGAAGCTGACGCAAAAAATCTTCTTCGACTTTGCCTCCATACTGGATGAGGCCAGACGTGCCGACCTCCATGAAGTCTGTTGAGGTTGGTCGCGCTTTGCCGATGGTGCGTTCAAAGCCGGGATCAGTCATTCAAATCCTCCGTTACGGAATGATGACGACCCTACTCGTTGGCGCTTTGAGCGCTATGTAGCGTCACACATTCGTAACGAACCTAGATTATTTTGGAAATAACGTGCAAGGGGTTCCCCAGGCTGTTATGGTTGTTGGTGACAGCAACCACGACCCCAGGAGGTCATTATGTCAGTATCCACCACCTTCACCGTCGCAGTCGGCGGCTCCGGTCCGAACGATGCACTTCAGCGCATCGTCAAGCACCTACCCGTCGGCTTCGCCCCGACCGGTAACTACAGCGTGCGCCGCTCTAGCGCCCACAGCGACTACGGCACATTCAACATTGAGGTCGCCAACCACGGCGGCGACCAGAACGACTGCTGGTTCATGCTTACCTCCTACGGCATGAATCCCAGCGACGGCCTCGGGTCAGTCTGGCAGTCAGTCGAAGGTGTGGGCAAGATCTAACGCTCGCAACCAACACCACGAAGGAGCCGGTCGATTGTGACCGGCTCCTTTCGCGTTTTGGTTGCTGTCAGTTACTCGATATCGGGAAAGTTCCCACCGGCGTTTGGCTGGTTACGATCCCAAGCCTTGAAATACTTCGACTCAGTTTCACCCTTCATCCAACTATTGAAAGCCTTCACAAGAATCGAATAATGCGATTCCCATTTACGGTCAGGCGACTTTCCATCAGACCCATAACGAATGAACCATTGACGAGCAGCTAACCGTGGGTCACCCATAGCCAAGTCAGCGCCGGTCCCCAGATCGGTTAGGAAGTCAGCTAGCCCCACCTCAGGATGTTTCCGCATGGCACGTACAGTGAAGATCGCCAACGCCTTACGTTGTACCCTGAGCGGACGACCATGATGAACCAACGTCTGAGCAAACACGATCTCATCTTCATGTTTGATGATGTAGTCACCAACTTCTTGATGAGAGAACCGCGATGGCCCGGTGTAGTCATAGAGAGCGAAGCCCTCATGCTCACCTAACAAAACACGGGCGACACTTGCTACTTGACTCTTGTTTGGAATGTGTGCGAGTGCTGGCAGGTCATCAACTCGGCGCGGTGAACCACGGTCAATGATGTCAGCGATACTCGGATCGACGTTCCGTTCAACACCAAACGGAACAGCGGTCTTCGATGCAGCTATCGCTATCAAGCGATGCTGACCGTCTATTAAAACTCCGTCAGTTCCAATGGAACATTTGTTCAAATAATGGTCTTGCCATCGACCTTGAAGAATCGAACGGGTGTACTCCTCTACGACTCTCGGTCGCACCGATCGGTTCCGAGTGTTGTGTTCGTCCAGCAGTCGTTGTGCTTCTGCTGCACTCATCAACGAGTGTATGGTCATGTCAACCTCCTATGGGTTGGTTGTTGGAGACTGACGGGTGCCAGTCTATTTGTACGCCACACTGATCCCTGCACGTTGCCAGGGACGCCGTATGAACGTGTTCGTTCTTCTGGTTGGTGGTTGCTGTCCTTGGTAGTTGCTGCATTTCCTACTATAGCCAGTTCGCATAGCGCGCGCACTTCATTGTCTTTTAGGCCGAGGAACTGTCCCTCTTGGTATCGGTTCCCGTGTTGGTGTTGTCGCGTTGTTTGAGAAAGTTTGAGAAATACCCCAAACCTAGTTGTGCAAGGGGTTCCCCTATGCCTATACTTAAGGCATGGCAACAACCACCAACAAAACGATTCGCCGCTTCGAGATGATGGTTCGTATGGCCGAGCGCTCCGCTCGGTTGAATGTTGAGGTCCTCAAAGTCAACGTCAACGATCACGAATCCGAACACGAAGTCTCGATCACCAGCAAAAACGGCGGCGACTACTTCGAAGTGAAGCTGTACGACGGCCTGATCGTCCGATGCAAACACTTCCCGACTTACGAAAAGATGATGGAAACCTACAACATGGGCTTGTACGAAACCGGTGAGCCAAACGACAAGCCATACAGGGTTTCCTTCACTCACGTTTACAACGAGATCAAAGAAATCTTGTCGATCTGGGGCCGAGAAGGAGAGGTGGTACGCTGATTGTTCTTGAAGCTCAGAAGCTTTTGAAGAGTCGCCTCGCACTTCGGTGCGGGGTGATTCTCTTTTTGGTCACGAAGGGGTATCCCTAGACGTTAGGCTGTTGTGATGAATGACTTTGATCTACCTGGCATGGGTGACTACGAACCACCCGACCCAGCCATTGAACATCCATGCGCCCACTGCGACGAAGAACGAGATCTACCACCAGGCGTCGATCTGTTCATCGGGCAAGCCCGCGTCTGCTACCTCTGTCTACGCGATCACCTAGACGACAACGACACACCATCCGGCAGGGATTACATCACCGAAGAAATCTTGGATGAGTTCGTCGTTGATCTGCCTGCCGACCAGGACGCTCAGATCTACCGACCGCCGTTTGGTAAAGAACCACCCAACATTCGCGGATGGTTGCCATTCGTCCTTACTTCTAAAGCACGAAAAAGATACCTGAAGAAAAAGTAAGTCCCGTTCTACCGTTTCCCACCGTCGTAAACTTCTGCGTGACCCTCGTCCACCAGCACATCATTGAGGCAGCCATCGTCGTCACCAATGACTCGACCCAACACGCGACCGAACTTGCCTCGCTTATCGAGACTGGTTTGAATCTTGATTTGCTCTTGGGCTTCGCACCAATCGACAACGTAGTCTTTCGCAGCTAACCCGAGAGCTTTCTCAGCTTTATCTCTGGTGCGAGATTCCGGGGTGTTGATTCCCAGGAGTCGAACGCGCGCCTGGTACCGAATCGAAAAACCGAGATCTAAGATCACGTCCACTGTGTCGCCATCAACAACTCGATCTATCGTTGCTGCGTATTCATACATCAGGAACCACTGCTTTCTTCTGTTTCGTCACTGATCGTGAGTCGATACCAGCCAGAGTTGTTTGCGTTGTACACCGTTCCTTCGACAGCGTAGTCGCCTGGTTCCATGAGTCTGTCGATCTCACTGTCCCACGCGTTTGCTACGTTCTGAATAACCGGTCGCGGTTCGTCATACCCAACAATGGTGTCGTTCGGAAACTCTGCCTCGTCTTCGGCGTCAGCAGGTGGATTGTTACAGGCCCACGAATCACCACCCACGGAGCAGTCTCGCCCGCCGTCGTCGTCGGATTCGATAAACAAGCCTCTGGTGTATTCATCGGCGTCGCCGGTGTGGTCGCCAAGATCAGGGTCGTCATCTTCGTACAAATAGATGTAGGGATCGGCGTGCTGATTGTTCGAGTTGAACTGGCTGTATTCCAGATTCGATTCAGCTTCAATAACGATGCGCCGCCGTTCGCCGCTAACGGTTGTGTCATCAGGAACAGTGAACGTCACTACCTCACGCTGGTTGCGATTGTTAGGAAAGCCGGTGTTCCAGTTACCAACGATGCACCAATCGCCGAATCCAGTCCATCCACCTTGGGAGCAGTTAGCTGGCTCTGTTGTGACCACTTCTGTTGTGTTGGTGCTCACAACGCTGGGATCTGCAACCGTGGTTGTTGATTGTGTGTCGCCATAGCTGGTGCCGCCGCCACAACCGCCGTTGCCCATTCCGTCGTCGTAGCAATACCACTCGTCGTGGCGCAACCGTTGACTGGAGATCGTGCTTACTGTCTCCGTTTCTGTGACGGTCGTAGCTGTTGTGACTTGCTGATACCAATAGCCGTCGTTGGAGTTGAAGCCAAGCGTGGACGTGACGTTCACTGCTGTTGTCGTTTCCGTTTCGCTGCTCACTTGATCAGCGAGATCCTCCCACGTTGAAGTGCTTCCTCCGTCCCACGACGGTTGCGGTGGTGGCGGTGGTGGCGGTTCTGGTTCTTCTGGTTCTTCTGGTTCAATCGGCTCTATTGGTTCTTCTGGTTCTACGTCTAACGGCTCTTCAACGTCCGGTATCGGCTCATCGGTATCCACTTCGTCGGGTGGTTCTGTCGGCTCTGGTTCTTCTGCATCCGGCGTTTCATCGTCATCCTCCAGAGGATCGTCCGAATCGTCAGCCTCGTCGGGAGTCGCGTCGTCATCTTCGTCAGTTTGCCATTCAGGCAACATCAACACTGGTTCTTCCAACGGTTCTTCCTCTATTTCTTCTTCTTCGTCCCACGGCATTTCCCAATCAGGGATCGTGATTTCTGGTAGCGGATCTAGGGTGTCGTCATGCGCGTCATCTTCTGGATCTTCGGGCCATTCCTCGATTGGCGGCAACGGATCTTCGATAACGATTAACTCAATTTCGTCATCCTCTTCAACGATGATGATTTCAACTTCCCAACCGTCGTCACTCCATTCACCTTCAACGCGGTCTGGTAATTCTTCAATGAGTTCTTCGGTTCGTTCAACGATCAGTTCCATTTCTTCGAGGAACTCGTCATCAAGTAACTCAGCGAGGAAACCATCTTCGTCTTCTTCGACCCATTCAACGAAGTCCTCTGATTCGACCCACACCCAGTCATCTTCTTCGTCGTACCAGTCATCTTCCCAAGTTTCTTCATCCCAGAAATCGTCGTCCAGGTCGAGAATGAACGGATCTTCTTCACCTTCCTCGGGTTCAACGAACCACGCGTCATCCTCGCCTGGTTCTTCCGCTAATCGTTCTTCCACCAACTCTCGTAGCTCTGCCACAATCGTCGCAGGACGCGCCTCAATTTCTTCAACAACGATTTCAACTTCGCCTTCCTCGTCGATTTCGATGACGATTTCTTCGGGGACTTCTTCCTCAGTTTGGGTAATTTCGATCTCCGCTACCTGCTCACCGTCGTCCGTTGCGATTGAGAGCATGATTTGAGGCGCTGCGGGAGCCGCTGGGGCTTCCGTAGTAGGAACACCCGGCTCTGGTATTGCGTCGCTCTGAGGTGGTTCTACGGGATCTGGTGGTGGGGCGAATTGGAACGCTAATTCTTGATCGTCAACGATTTCGATACTCACCGACACGTTCTGGTCAGCAATATCGACCGCCGCTTCATCCAGGTCGTTGATTTCGTAGCCAGCATCCTCAGTCACAGCCAACACTGGTTCGTCGTCGGCTTCGTCGGTTACGTCAGCGATCGTGGTTTCAACACGTGCCGCCGCTCCGTCCTGAGCAACAAACAGCGAGATAGCCCCATCAGTACTGTCATCCAAAGTTTGAACATCTGCCGTGTAATTCTCTACAGACGCAGGTAACAGAATCAGCACCGGATCAGACGTACTGGATGTTGCGATATATCGGTACACCGCGCCTGGGATCTCGTTGACTAGTTCACCGTCGAACACACCGAGCCGTCGCCCCTGGTCATCCACTACTTGCAACGCCACTTGACTATCTGACGAGCTTGCCGCCGTGAGTAGCGTCATAGATTTCTTGCCGTCGTCCCGTGGACAGAACGCACAAGCGAACGGCGGTTGCCTCGACGCCATCGGTGTGAGTTCAAGCGTCCCGGTGCTACCCGTCCATGCTGACGATTGTTCTGTCGGGTTTGTTGCAGCCAGCGCATAGCTCCACACGTTGTTCACAACGTCGATCCAGCGATCCTCAGTCGGCCAGTTCGAGTCATAAATGTAGATTCGGCTTCCACCCTCAACTGCTTCCACCGCGTACGGAGTAACCGCGTGCCCACCTTCCGCCGAGTACAGACCCAACGTGTAACCGGCAGTTGTTGCTGGGTTAGCGAAATCATCAGCCAACGTGGCAACGATCTCCGATGGGGACTGTTCACGGTAGAACGCTGCGGCTGCCTGAGTTTCAGAAGCGAATTGTGTAACAAACCAGAACGCCAATTCAGCGGCGATACGCGGGTCGCCTTGTTCCAGCGCAGCAACGATGGCTTCTTGCCCAAGGAGGTTCGCTGTCGCACCCTCCTGATACAACCTCAGAGAGAGAACGGCGAACCCTTCACAGAGTCCACCGGCCATCGCCCGATTTGCTTGTTCAATGAGTTGAAGGATGACTGGTTGTGGTGTGCATTCCCCGGCGTCGTTTATGGAAGCGCATGCTTGTTCGTCGCCGTACAAACGTCGTGCGAGGTTGACGGTGAGTGCTGCTGGTGCGTTTCCTCCGCCGTAGTTCGAGAAACCGAAACCGTCGCTGCCTGGCTTGTAATCCAACGTCACAACCTGACTGATTTCGACACCGCTTTCAACAGGTGGTGTTGTGTCAACAGTGATTGGTTGAGCCGTTACCTCTGAGACGCTCCCCGTGCCCGTTTCCGGGCGCGTCGGTTCACTACCGCTACAACCGGCCACGAGTAACGCTGCGCCTGCTAAAGCGCTGATGAAACGGCTTAAGACCGTCGCCTTTTTTGCTGCCACCACAATGCTCCGACAATGAGCACGCCAAAGAACACGAAAACCATCGCTGCGGTCATACTGCCGCCTGGGGCATCACCCAGATTTATGGACCAGTTTTTCGTATCGCCGCCAAGCAAATTGTTCGATGACTCCAACTCGGCAACGCGTTCGGTTAATTGGTTGATTTGCCAGTCGGTCGATGCTGATTCGTCTGCGTTTGATTTCAAGAAACCAAACCCACCACCCAGCACCGCTGGCAAGCCAGCGAGCCACGCAATGTTGTCCATGCCTGATTGCAATAACGACCTGAACTTTGAAACAGCTTGCCCCGCTTTGTCTACTGCTGCCTGAGCACGATCCGTAACTGACGCAGCAGCATCCTCCACGTCATCAGCCATAGCCCTAAGTTTGGCGGCTAAATCAGTGTCGTCCGACATGGGTTTCTCCCAATTCGGACACTGTGGGTCACTGCTACATGCCCCAGAGTAGCATCGCGTTATGGTGTTGCCTTGTCCCTGGTGTTCAGAAATTGGAAAACATGGCGACGGATGCGCGGCTCTCTACGGTTCGCTGGGTTTAGACCACTCCTTAGCTGAGAGTTTGTTACGAATCTCATCCAACAAATCTTCGATCGCTCGCCCAAGTGCCTCACAATATGAGACACGAGTGCTTCCCACTGGAGAGTAACGAGCGGTATTGGCAGCCGAGTCGGCTTGGTTTGCTATTCGGTTGAGAGTTTCAACGAGTTCTGTCATGAGTTCCTCCTGTCGGCTCGACGCGATCCGTGATCAGCGGAGCCGTTCAGTTGTTTCAGCCAGCCTACAACCCTTTCGCCATTCGGTAAATACGCGTGACCCCACACTGCGCTCTACCGAGAGAACCGTCTTTTCTCGCTCGGGGCAACGCTATGTACTCGTAGGTAGCTGCGAAGTGAGAGAACGAATGGTTCGCTACAGCGCGCCATCCATGAAACTGAATTGAATGAGCGGTCTGCATAGCTTCCTGACCCCAAGGGAAATCCCAGACTCGGTAATAGTTCCGGTACCGGTTGCCTCTCTTATCGGTGCGAGTCATCTCCAGCCAATCAAGCTCTCGAACCTGCGCTGTGTGCGGTAAGGCTTGAAGCAAACCGTTCTCCACGAACTTCTCAAACAAATTCATGAGTGGGCACCTCCACGATTAGCTCGAATCGGTAATGAGTGCCGATCTCGACATCGTCGTTCACGTCGGTGCGAGTCAAGCTGAGGTCGTAGGGATCGTAAGCGCAATCGAAGTTCTCAGCCAAACATTCTTCGATGGGTGCGTCTTCGTGCCAGATGATGTGTTGGCAAGGACCACACCAGTCAGGTTGTGTTGCCCAATCACGGGCAAGCCGTAGAGTTCGGTGATTACAAACTGTCGCATGATCTAGGCAAGCGGTCTGCCACTTCAAGCCGTTTTCATAGGCACCCGGATCTTCGGTTTGGGATACCAGTATTTTGGTGCCGCTGGCTTTGTTGATCGACACCTGACTGGCGAAGTGCCTGCGGTATCGGTTGCCTTCCTTATCGACCCAGATCTTGCCAGCCATCAGACTGCCTCCTCGATCAGCGCCTCTGCGGCATCTTTCCGAGTGGCGAACCAACCGTGATTCGGCCCGTTGTAGCCGTCTTGGTCGATAATGTAGAGGGACCAGTTGACTTCGTGACCGTGGTGTTCGTGCTTGCAGACGACACCGATGACTTTGCCGTCAACGATTACGTCGTAAGATTCCCAGTGGCGGCCTCTGCTGAATTTGAATGCGGTCATCAGACTGCCACCTCGTTGAGCTTGCCTTCACGCCAGTCGAACTCAACAACCTTCACCCAAGAGATTATGTCCCAATCCATGAAGTGAATCTGCTCTGCTTCGTTGCGGACGACGCCGTAAACCGCAAGGCCGATGTCGCCATCGCGTACGGTGACTTCTCCGCCCATGACAAACCAGTCGCCGGGGACTGTTACCTCTAGGAGAACAGTACGACCGCTTGCCAGCTTGACTCGCAGGTAGTGATCATGCCTGCCGTTGACAAACTCGGCTGCCTTTCGCATTTCGTTGATGTTGGTGGTTGCTGCCATGCCTTAACTATAACACCAGGGTTACCCCTTGTGCGCCAATTTAGGGGATCTCCCAAACAAATCCCACCAAACCCCATAAACTCAGCGTTTCAAACCCCAAGAAATCTGACCAACATCACCCAAAAACTCGAGTTTTTCCCTCCACGACGAATAGCCGACCTTCTTAACAAGGAGAACCGCTTCACAACCGCCACTGACTCGGCGCTGTCATCGACACCGGCACCACCGCCGGTACCTCCCTCAAACCACGTACCAACACCTCAGTCACACCCCACACCAACGCATCCAACCTGTCCGGCGACACCGCATGATCAGGAACCCACGAACACAACTGATCCTCCAACTCACCATGAAAACCAAGATGATGCACCCGACCCTGCTCATACAACGCCGACACCGGCTCCGCTCTCGTTCGCTTACCCCTCGAAGCGTGAACCATCTTCACCGGCACCGCAGGATCAACCGTCCTCAAAGTATGCGACACCATGTCCCCACCCTGGTTACCTTCAGCAACAATCAGATCAGCTTCATGGCGATGATACGCAGCGACCGCTGCACGTCCCCAATCATTCGGCGTTCCCCTCAGCGATACATCGTCAATGACGTAGCCGTGGCCGTCGTCACCAAGACCAACAACAACGATCCCTGTCTCCGCGTTCTGTTCTTTTGAACCAGCCGCAGGATCAACAGCCACCACCAGGCGCGCAATGTTTGGCAGTTGCGTCACCCGATGTTCTTCAAGAAGATCACGGCTCCACAACGCGCCTTCGACATCATCAAGCACCTCGGCATACAACTCTTGGCGACCTAATCTCGTTCCCTCATACCTGGAGATCACTTCATCAAGGAACGCTGACGCCAGGTTGGCTCGATTGTCGAACGTCGAACCGCGTGTCATATGAACAGTTCCGTCTTCAGTACCAATCAAACGTCTCACCAGCGGTATCGGCTTCGGTGTCGTCGTCACAACAGTCCGAGGTTGCGCCCCGATCCGTAAACCGAGTTGCAGCATGTCCCACGCCTCCGGGTATCGCCACGCCGCCAACTCGTCAGCCCAAGCAAGATCGTGGTTCGGTCCACGCAACCGGTCAGGCTCATCCGCTGAGAACGCTGTTGCCATTGCCCCATTATGAAACGTGACTCGACGCTTGGATGGTTCGTACCGTGGTCGCTGATGTGCTGGGTAGATCGACAGCAAACCTGATTCGCCTTCGATCATCGTGTCACGCACATCGCCCGCTGTTGGACCAACCAAAGCGATATGGCTGACGGTGCCCGAATCGACTTGTTCACGTATGAACTCTGCACCGGTTCGGGTCTTGCCCCATCCACGTCCAGCGAGGATCAGCCAGACTCGCCAATCACCAGCCGGTGTTGTCTGCCCCTGGCGCTTGTATAGCCACCAGGAGCACCGCAGAAGCTCTGGGTCATAGTTCTCGCCCAACTTGTCACGCAAACGCTTCTCGACCTCTAAGCGAGCCTCCTGCGACCAGTTAGCACCAAGGAAGGTTTGGAGTGACTGATCAGGAGGAGGCATGGCCGTTCGCCTGCCCATTTGTTTGAGCCTGATCTACAACGTCAGCTTCAATCGCTTCAAGATTCGCTGGAAGCTCCTGCTTGAACTCGTTCGCCACATCAACCAACACCTCCAACATGCTCGACCCCAAACTCACATGCACAGCACCACCATCAGGCCCAGAGATCTGCACACCAACCCGATCCAAACCAGCAACCTTCGCCGCAGCCAAAACACTCTGACGGCGCTCCGCCATAAACATCGCCTGACCACGCGTGTCGTCTTCCTCACTGCACTTCGCAGCAGCAGACGCCGCCACATGCATCAGATCCTCTAAATCATCCAAGCACGCCTGCTGAAACGCCGCCGGATTCCCGAACCGCTCCTCGATCTTGCGTTCACGCGCCTTGTCCCGATACTTCCGCACCGTCTCACGACTCAACGCCAACGCATCCGCAACACCAGCCAACGTCCGCAAATCATCGCCATCCGCGTACCACTTCTCGATCTCCTCGATCTTCCACTCCGGTACCGGTGGCTGTGGCATCTCAAACGCTCCTTATGATTAGCGCGCCAACCATTACGCCCGACAATAGCGCACCACAACAACAGATCCCACAACACCCAACAACGAAACGCCAAACATCTCACATCAACGCAGACGCGATTCGACCCCCCGTGTTGGGGGGCCGGTCGTTGGTGTGTTGGGTTTGTTGTTGTTGTTGTTATCGGCCTACCTTGACTCCGTGTATGGCTTCGATGTTGCGTTTGAATGCGGCGCGTTTGTTTTCGTAGCGTGAGATGTCTGGTGCGTTGATTGTTGTTCCGTCTTCTGCGACGAGTTTGTATCCTTCGCTTGGTTCGGTGTTGCGGCGGTGTTCTGCTTGTTGGCGTTCGTTGTGCATTTCTTTGAGAGTGAATGATTGTCCGGCGATTGTGAGTGTCGCTTGGGTTTGGCTTGTGTTG